GAGTTTCTTGATCTAGGTATTGATGTATTCAAGATGCATGGCAGAGAGAATGCAATGCGTCTCATGGAAAGCATGGATATCATTAAGAGATGGGCGGCAGACGAGGAGATACTACACCCACAGTTTAATGACTACATTGAAGATGTAGCTCTAGAAGAGAAACCAATTGACATCTGGAGAGAGAAGATCAAGACATGTGGTTTTGATTGTTGGAAATGTAATTATTGTGATTCAGTTGTCCAGTCCAGAATGAAACGTAGTGATAGACATTTTGATGATGATATAGAACTAGTTCTAACATCGATTGAAAAAGCAGCAAGACGTGATAGTGAGTTTGTAGAAGAAGGATATAAGTATCCAGGATTGTCTTCCAATATCGTAAGACATTTCTTAAACAACCTTTTGTCTAAACCTGATGCTATCTACATGGAACTTGGTGTTCATGCTGGTAGTACATTCTTTGCTGCTACCATGAATAGAGATGTGGAAGCATTTGCTGTTGATGATTATTCAGAAGAAGATATTTCTCCGTTTAGGGATGAGGTAAATGTAGAGATTGATAACCCAAAGAAAACATTCTTTAATGGATTGAGAGAGAAACAATACTTCTGTCCTAAATCAATTCAAGATTTGACACCAAAAAATATACACAAACAACCTAATGTTATTTTCTATGATGCTGATCATGATCCACAATCTCAGTATGATAATCTAACATTTTTGATTCCTGCATTTGCCGACAAGTTTATTCTTGTTATTGACGATGCAAATTTTATGGGTGTTGTGCAGGCAGCAGAGTTCTTTGTAAAAGAGAACAACTTAAATCTTTTGTTTGAGAGAAAGATTCTAACCAAAATTCCAGAAGATCCTAATGGATGGTGGAACGGTATTCATGTTATGGTACTTACAAAAAATGAACTCATTTAAACATCAATATTTAATCGTTCATCTTGACGATGATTTTTTTCCTTTATTAGAAAAAGCACTAAAACCATACAACAAATACAATCAAGGTAAAACTGATATATGGGATGGTGATACGTATACTAGTAGTGAAGATCATCCATATAGAAGCTCTAAAGTTTGTTGGGTAGATGATAGTAATGTATACGAATTAATGGATGGATTGGTTGCGTTTGCAAATTCAAAATGTGAGTGGAATCTAGATGTAAATTTTATGGAACCATTTCAACTAACAAAGTATGATGTTAATGATTTTTATGATTGGCACATTGACGAATCAAACTGGAGTCCTGATAAAAGACCAGAGAATAGAATTCGTAAAATAAGTTTTACTGTTTTATTAAACGATGAGTTTGAGGGTGGTGAATTTGAAATTCGTACATCAGAAAAAAATGTGATAGAATTGAAAAAAAGAGATGTTATATTATTTCAAGCAGACACTCCACATAGAGTAAAACCAATTACATCAGGTGTTAGACATTCTTTGGTGGGTTGGATACAAGGACCAGCATACAAATGAAATTTATTAAAGAGTATAAATTAAACGATTTATCTATTTGTGATAAGTTAATAGACCTGTTCCATGTTGCTGATGAGAAAGAGTTAACCTATGCTGGTCGTGTAGGTGGGGGAAGTATTGTCCCTGAAATAAAAAAGAGTAAAGATTTTTTTATTGAAGAGGCTGCTCCATGTGGATCTGCAAAGGACTATAAATTTGATTTGTATAAAAACCAGGTTGATAGTTTTATAAAAGAATATTTGCAGTCACTAAAGATTGATAATTTATCTTTTGTTGCGAAACAATTGCCTCAGATTCAATACTACAAACCTGGGGATGGATTCTATACATGGCATGTAGATGCATCTGGTCTTGAAGGTTGTGATAGAGCGTTTGTCTATATCACGTATCTTAATGATGTTCCTGATGGTGGTACAGAATTTTACTACCAAGATTATACTGTCAAAGCAGAGAAAGGTAAAACTGTTATCTTTCCCGCAGGTCTTACCCACAAGCACAGGGGACAGATATCAGAGACACAAGAAAAATATATTATTACTGGTTGGATTTGGTGGACATGAACAAACCTATTGTTATTAAAAATGTATTACCAGAATCAGAGTGTATTACTCTCTGGGATTATTTTAATCGCAGATCTCCATCCATGAATAGTTTAGCTACGTGGACATTCAACAATGCTTCATATGGTCAAGGTGATCCTGTGTCTTGGCAGCATCCACTAAGAACTGATCTTATCTTTACTAAGTGTGCTACTACAGTAAGATTAAAAATGATGAAGTATCTACGTAGAGATATAAAACTATGTAAGATACATGTCAATGGTCAAACTGCAGGACAGAATACCATCTTCCATAAAGATTGGGAAGAGCATGGTGTGTGGACGTTCATTTATTTTAATCAACCACACTGGGATGTAGAGTGGGGTGGTGAATTTGTATGTCAGACACCTGATGATGAATATCATTTTACACCTTATGTTCCCAACACAGGAGTATTCATCCCGTCAAACTGGTTACACAAAGGTCAACCTCCCAATAGTTTAATTGGAAATGAAATCAGGACAACGATTGCTTTTTCTTTCTGTGATCCTGATATACATGAACATATTATCTCACAAACTACAAGAAAATGGTATTAGGAATTAGGGGATATCCAGTAGATATTGATGTAGATAAACTTATAAAATTTATTGATACTTCTATTGTAGATAATACCCTCACTAAAAATATGGATCATGTATCTAAACTTACCTTTACTGATGGTAAGGATGATTTTTTAGAACATGATGAACCTATGATCAAACATTTAAAATGGTCTTTCTATGATGCATGTTCCAGGTTTTGGGGTATGGATATATTTGATTATAATATGAGTTCGTGGGTGTATGTAGATTGGAACAACAATCCAATAGAACCATACATGCATTCACATAATCTAGAGAATCCTTTTACATTGTCTGGTATAATGTATGTAAAATTAGGTACATCTGGAACTACAATGTTTCCTATACCGAAAAGAGAACCATATTACTTGCCCAATAAATTACTGACGTGGTTTATATTTCCATCCAATCTACCACATACACCAGGTAAAGGAGTGGAAGATCAAAAACGATACAGTATAAGTGCTGATTTATATCCATGATTTATCAACAAAGCAACCTCTCATTTATATCAGAGAAAATACCAGATAATGTATACAAAGATCTATACACATACACAAAGAAACGTAGACAAGAAAGAACCTGGAATTATAATGGGCGACTAGCTGGTGCCTTGGCACAGCAGTCAAGTTTATCTGAATGGAAGTATGAGTGTCCTAAATTTGAAGAATATGTTATTAATCTTTCGACACAACTGTGGTCTGAGGTATATGAAACCTGTCCGTGGGATTTTCAACAGACAAATAATGTTACACCATATATCAAACTAAGAAACCTATGGGTAAATTATCAGAGACAAAATGAATACAATCCTATCCATACACATTCTGGTATTGTGAGTTTTGTTATCTTTGTCGATATACCATATGGTGAAGAAGAGAGAAACACACATAGAAGCAATGGTGCGTTCCAACTAGAAGCAGAAGTGTTACCTGTGGATAAGTCCTGGAACGGTGTTATACTGATGTTTCCATCTACAACTAAACATGCTGTCTATCCTTTCAAATCTACCATACTTGAGAGAGTGACAGTATCTGGAAACTTAACTTGGAACGTGGAGGGTCCTGATGAAGAACATTATTAAAGACAACTGTATCAATCCAAACTATCAAAATTTTATTCACGAAACATTGAGAGTTGATACAGATTTTAGGTGGGTCTACCACGACAATCTATCAGAAGATGGAGAGAGTCAACTACCAGGATTTTCTCATATGTTCTTACTTGACGGAAAATCTACTAGCAGTTATACTGGAATGTTTATGCCTCTCTTATTTGAGGCATGTTATAATACAGGAATCAGTGTTTCTAATGTCATTCGTGGTAGATGTTTTTTACAGACGCCTGGAGTGAGACATAAAGAATATGATTCTATGCATGTTGACTTAGCAGATCCACATATGGTCTGTCTATATTATGTAAATGATAGTGATGGTGATACGTATTTTAGTGAAAGAATGTATGGAGATCCGATTGCTGAATATGATATAAATAGCAATGTCACACCAAAGAAGGGACGGTGTGTTTTCTTTGATGGTTTACGTTTTCACTCAAGCAGTAAACCCACACACAATTCCCGATTTGTAATTAACTTCAATTTCATCCCCTGATAACTATGGATCCCGCACAACTTAAAACAAATTTTGAAGAGCAAATTGCTACAACTGAAAAGCAAATTGCTGAACTAGAAACAAATCTAGTCAAAGCAAAAGAATATAAAATTAAACTAGAAGGAGGTCTAGAAACTCTAGGTCTTCTAGAAGAGAAACCTGAGGAAGCAGCAGAAGCAGCGCCCACAGAAGTAGTAGAATAACTCTCAGATCCCTTCTTCCTAAATAGGTAAGAAGGGATTTTTGTGTGTAATGGCGTCTCCAAATTCAAGAGCTGATCTTATCACATATTGTAAGAGGCAACTTGGTGAGCCTGTATTACAAGTCAACATTGATGACGAGCAAGTAAATAATGTTATTGATGATACTTACCAGTTCTTCCAAGAGAACTGTTACAACGGTATGGAGAGATGTTTTCTGAGGCATGAGATTACTGCTGACGATATAACTCGTTTCAATAATAAAGCAACAACATCATCTGGAACAACAAATTGGGAAGAGTCTACCAACTATATTCCAGTTCCAGATCATGTAGTTGGCATCAGCAAAGTTTTTGGTTTAGTCAGCAACTCAATTAGATCTAATCTCTTTGGTGTTGAGTATCAGATGTTTCTGAATGATCTATATGCATTTGGATCTCTTGATATTGTCAACTACTTTATGAATAAGCAGTATCTAGAAACTCTAGATATGATTCTGAATAATGGTTCGTTCCAACAGTTCAGATATACACAGCGTCGTGATCGTTTATATCTTGACATCAATAAAGCATTCCTCAAAGAAGATACCTATCTTGTAATTGAGGCACATAGGATGATTGATCCTACAGATGCTACAGAGATGAATAATGATATGTTTGTCAAGAAATATGCTACTGCTCTTATGAAGAGACAGTGGGGTCAAAACTTGATTAAATATAACAACGTTCAACTACCTGGCGGTATCACGCTTAATGGTAGAGAATTGTATACAGACGCATTAGGCGAGATTGAGAAAATCGAAAGCGAAGTTCTCAGTAAGTACGCCATCCCACCTATGGATATGATCGGATAAGATGCCTACTAGTCCCTACTTTCCAACTTACTACGCAGGTCATAGCGGCGAGCAAGGTCTCGCACAGGATCTTGTGGACGAACAAATCAAACTGTTCGGAACAGACATATACTATATTCCTAGAGTAGCTCTAAAAGATAACACTCTTAATGAGGTTAGATACTCTAAGTATCAAGAACATTTTCAAATTGAGATGTTGCTTCAAAACGTCATGGGATTTGGAGACAACGCTGAGTTTATCTCCAAGTTTGGTTTAAGGATTACTGATGAGATTATATTCAGAGTATCCACTAGAAGATGGGACGAAGAAGTAGCAGAGCACAATCCTACCATTACTGTTGAGAGTAGACCTAACGAGGGAGATCTACTCTACTTCCCACTAACAAAAGATATCTACGAGATTAAATTTGTTGGTAAGGAAGAACCATTCTTCCAGTTTGGTAAGATCCAATTCTATGCTATCACTGCTGAGATCTATGAGGTTGGTAGTGATTCGTTCGAGACAGGTGTTGAAGAAATTGATGATGTGGAAGAACTATTTGATCCAGCAATTAAACTATTCATGGACCCTGGTGGATCTGGAGACTTTGTAGTTGGAGAAGAGATTGTTGGTGATGAGTTCTTAGCAAAAGCAACATCTGCTATTACAGGCGATGCTGTTACAAGTATTACAATTTCAGATGGTGGAGCACATTATAAAGTTGCTACACCACCATCCGTAACTATTTCTGGAGGAGGTGGAACAGGTGCAACTGCTACTACAACGGTTAGCTCTACTGGCATTGTTAACGGCATTGCTATCACCAGTGGCGGGAGCGGTTATAGTTCTGCGCCTACTATCACAATTGATTACTCACCCAAAGATAACAGAGCAGAAGTCAAGTCCTGGGATAGCGCAACCAGAGCTCTCCAAGTCTACAATAGAACAGGAACCTTTACTACTGCTGAAGTAATTACTGGTATAACTTCAGGTGCCAAGTGGAGTCCTGAGACATTCGACACTCTAAATAATACCAACAGCAACTACGATCAGAATAGACAGATCGAAGATTCTGGTGATGAGATTATCGACTGGACTGAAGGTAATCCATTCGGTGAATTTGGCAACTTTACGGATAGCATCTAATGTTAGGATCACATTTTTATAACCAAATAGTTCGCAAGAACATTATTGCATTTGGTACACTCTTCAATAATATCACAATGAAGAGTTCTGATCCTGAGACAGGAGAAGTTTTAGAGGAAATTAAAGTTCCTCTTGCCTATGGACCAAAACAAAAGTTCTTGGTTCGTATTGGAGAGAATGCTAGCAGCAGTAAAGTGGCAATTACTTTGCCACGTATTTACTTTGAGATGACAGGAATTGATTACGATTCTTCCCGTAAGACATCACCAATTCAAAAATACAAAACTATCATTGATGGTAATGGTGGTGAAGTTAGAGTTCAATATGTTCCTGTTCCTTATAATATAAATTTTGAACTAGGAGTTATTGCCAAATCTCAGGATGATGCTTTACAAATTGTAGAGCAAATTCTGCCATATTTTCAACCATCTTTT